GTCTGCTCCAGTACCTGCCGGGCTGCGAGCTTCACCGCCGGTATGCGGCTCTGATTCGTGATTGCTGGCACGCTTCCGTAGGTGGATTCGAGCGCGACGTAATACCGGTTATTGTTCGACGATATGTAACACGACATGTATAGTTGCCCCTAGCTCGAAAGATCCACTTCGAAGATCACCTTGGCGATCTGTAGGAAGTTTCGGCCCCCCTGTTGCACCGGCTCGTATCGCACTTCATAGAGTCCCGTGTAGAACATCCCTTGCCCCCAACTGCCCCGGTTTCCGTCCAGCACCTGCGTCACCGCGTCCACATACAGGCGCAAATGCTGCTCCAGCTCCTGAATCCGATCTTGTGACGCCCGCACCTCCACCACCGCCCGCACCTTTCCCGAGAACGTGCGGAACTTTTCGATCAGTGTGTTATGCACCCGGTCCACGTACAGGTAGATCGCCGGATACTGCGCCGTCAGATGTTTCTCCGCGATCGCGGCGGGAGTGTTTTGAAAAATGACGTTGTCGGCCGAAATAGGCCGCAGCTCCACGTTCGCGTTCGTGGCGATCGCCTGGATCGCCGCCTCTATGCCGGCGGTCGGCGAAGTGAGCAGCGTGACGAGCTGCTGCGCCACGATGCTTGCTGCCTGTGCCATCTCAGCCGCGCCTCAAGGTTCTTCCGCCCGTAACGTAGATGTCCGGGGTTTGCCCGTCACCGGCTGGCCTTCCGGTCGCCAATCCCGACGCGGCCATGGTGAACATGCTGCCCAACGCCAACGGTGTGCTATTTTGCAGTGCCAGCGGCCACGCATTGACGCCGGCGTACAGATTCCAACCGGTCGCCCCTGCCGGTGGATTGCTCAAAGTGGCTGTCAGCAGGCTCCCGTCCACGCTCGTATAGGTCGTGATCTTGCTCGGCGCGCTCTCGGCGCCTTTCGCGGAAACCCATGTGGCCTGCACGTAATACGTCGCTGCGACAAGCAGACCCGCAACCACGCCAAACTGCGGCGGCGCGGGCCTCGGCAGAGGATTCAGCACCAGCCCGATTCCGTAGCGCAACGTCTGTTCCCGCGCGTCTCCCGCCAACTGCCGATATTCGTCCCATTTCCGCCGGTAACGATCGTTCAGCTGATTGTTGTACGCGTCCCGGTAAATCGTCTGCAACGTATGCAGCGCGTGCCAGCGCTTCATTTGCGCCGACACCGCCACGTCGCTCACGCCGATCTGGCGGCGCATCTTCGCCTGATCGTCAAGCGTGGTCGTGTGCTCCAGCAGAACGTCGAGGATGTCCTCACCGACTTCCTCCGTCGCCAGCCTCAGCTTGGCGTCCAAATGGATCGCTTCCACATCGGTCACGTTCAATATCGAGCTTTCGTACGCCCGCAGCGATTCGGCGTCGTTTGGGCTTCCATCCGTCAGCAAGGCCATGGTGATCTCTTCTCAATAGATAGGGACAGCCGCCCCGCGCCCGCTTGCGTTCGAAAACCCACCGTCTGGGCTTCCCCGCCGCGAGCCCGGGAAGGCTGTCCCGGATTCTCGTCCCTAGCTGTTCACCTGCACGCCGAAACTGTTCTGGAGAACGCCCGTTCCGTACAGAACATCCACCGTGAACTGCTGCGCCAGCGTGTTGGGCTGATAGCTCATCGTCACCCGCATGCCGAAGTTCCCCAACTCGGCATACTCGGCGATCGCTCCCGTCCCCGGCAGCGGCTGCGGCAGGCGGCGAATCACCAGCCCGATCGCGTCACGCGAAAACGCCAGATTGTGCGTCGTCACCGGGCTGCTGCCCGTCTGCGGGACAAACTGCGAACGGAAGATGTACAGATCCTTCATCTTTCCGACCGCTCCGTCGATCATCGCGCGCAACCCCGCCTCACCCACGTTCTGGTACTCGCTGAAGCGCGGAATCTGGCGCAACGCCGAATATGCCGCGGGGCTCACCACCAGGTACTTGTTCCGATTGGGCGGCACCATCGCGTTGAACAACGCCGTCTCGGCCGCGTCCACCGTGGGTTCCGTTAGTGCCGTTCCCGGCGTGCCCACTGCCGCATTCGACGCGAACTGCGCATAGAGCTGCAGCAAATCGTTCTCGATTCGCTCTGCGATCGCGATCACCGCCGGCTGTAGGTAGACCTTCAATAAATCCGGCACCGCTAGAACCTTCGTGACGTCCGGCACCTGGAAGGTCGCTTCCACATGCGACGACAGCACGATCTGCGCATTGCCGAGATTCGGATTTTGCGTCTGCACCGTCCCGCCCTCGGCGATGTTATTCGCTACCAGCGTCGGCGGAATCGGCACGTTGACCGTGTCTCCTGCCCGCGCCAGTGTCCGTTCGTAGTCGCGATTCACCAGGTTCCCCATCACCAGGTTCCCCATCAGAGCCGGAAGCGCATCGGCGGCTACCAGCTTTACAATCGCGCTCGCGACATTACTTGAAGTAATTGCTGCCATGTTTTCTCCTTGATTAACCTCACATTCCCCGCAGCGTCTGCGACGCGACCCTTGCGATCTCCTGCCGCACCCGCTCCATTTCGTCCGCGTTCATGCCCGGACGAATCCTCTCGAAATCCACTCCCCCATCCTCGAAACCGCCGGACTGATTCGCCCTCGCGCCGGAACCGCCGCTCACCCTCGCGGGCAGCAACTCCGGATTCTCCGTGACGAACTGCCTTACGTATTCCTGGAGATCTTTTCCTCCCTGCGCCACCAGCCGCCCGTCCTCGGTGCGCGAGATCTCATCCCGAATCGCCCGATACGCCAGGTCCAGCTTCGAAATGCCGTGCCTTTGCAGCTCCGCCCGCACCGCCGTGCTGCGCTCGGCCTCCTCCGCTCGCGCTCGCGTTCTCTCGTTCTCGGCGAGCAGGTCGCCCACGCGGCGCTCCAGTTCCTGATGCTGCTTCCGCGCCTCGTCGATCTCCGCCCGCCGTGGCAAAAACTCCTCGATGACCGCCTGCACAATCGCCCGGATGTCTCCCGTCTCTTCAGGCATCTCTCTTCGTCTCCCGTCCCCGCGCTAGCCCTGCGCCTCTTGCTCGATTTCCGCCGCGATCTTGTCTTTCACGTCCTGCGGTGCGTCCGCCAGATACATCAGCGCGAGCTTTTTCGAAATCTCTTTCTGCAGCGTCGGTGACGTGATTCCCAGTCCGAGAAGGTTCTTTGCGTCCGTCACTTCATCGGCGAAGTCCGAAATGTCGAATTCATCCATTCCCGTCACGCTGATTTCGAGCCCGTCCTCGCGCGCTGCGTTGATCGCCTTGAGTACCCTCCGGACCTGGTCCTTGACCGCGTCGCCGTAAGCTCGCAATACTTCTTGCGTGATAGCGAACTCCATTTGCTTGCTCAGCGCCGACTGGATCGCTCCGCGGTCAAGCGAGGCCCCTGCCTGCGGGAGGTGGCACACCCGGTAGATCTCTTCCTGCAACCGCGTCAGGTTGTCCGCCGCGATCTGGTAAACCTTCCCTTCTGGCTCCGTCCCATCCGAACCGGTCCTCCGGACCCAGTTGGATGTAGTAACTCTCCCCCACCATCTGGCTCCATTCGCGCTCGGAGTAAACTACCGGCATCGCAAACAGGCCCATCGTCAGCGCCCACGCCAGTGCGTTCGATTTATTGAAATGCTCGAGCTGCAACGAACCGGCCCGGTTCAGCATCCACAGGCCTTCCGGGATCCGCAACTCAAACAACGGCACCTGATTTTGTTTGGCGAGCCCGTGCGTTCCCTTTGCCGTAAGCCTCACCGGCCCCGCTTCCGCGCCGCGGATTTCTTGCACATAGATCCGGTAAAACTGCTTGTCGTAGTACGCCCAGCGCCGCTCCTCGCGCCAGTCGGCGTCCTCCACGCGATCCTTCTTAATCGACGACGTCCGCAGCACCACCCATTCGTAATTACCCAGATCGTCGCGGCTCCAGTTAATGAGGTCTTCGGCCTCGTATTCGACTAAATACGCCCGTGAAGCCCCCAGCGCCTCTTCCTGCGCGCGATTCTCCGGCCTTCGCTCCAGCCGCGGAAAATCTACCAGCGTGTAGCTGATTCCTGTAATCAGGGCATCGATGAACCGTCTGCGGAACACGTCCGCCAGTGGCGTGCCTTTCAAATCCGTGTCTTCCACGAATTCGGCGAAAAATGTTTGCGCCGGTTCGTTGTTTCCGCTGAACATCAGCACCGGTTCTCTGCGGAACACGGTCGCCGCGTACCAGTCCACGATAGAGCCGACGTAGTTCTCGTAAAACACCCTCGCCAGCCTCTCGGCGTAAACATCACCCGGTTCCCTCTGCCGCCGGATCAGGTAGGACGCCGCGTGACGCTTAAAATGTTCGCCGCCCAGGTACAGATCCCGGTACTGCCTCCACGTATGCTTCCGCGCGATGTACAACGGATGCTCGCGGTTGATATCGAACCCGTCTTTTCCCGCGCGCGCTTGCTCCTCCAGATCCTGGGAGATTTGGCTGATCGCAGAATCACGGAACAATGACTCGCTATACAATTCGTTGCCCCCTCTCGCCCGGCGGCATTCCACCGCGGCACTCTTGCCACACCAGATATCCCACCGCGTCCGACAAATGCGTCCGCCGTGGATCGCGGTCTTTATCGATCGCCTGGCTGTTTTCCTTGTAGGTCACCTGCTCGAAGTCCTTGATCAACTCCCGGCAGCGAGGATCGATTTGCACCTGCGGACCGCCTTCGCCTCCCGCCAGCTTCACGTTCATCAACATCACCCGTTCCCGAACGGCTGGATTGGTCTTTGGCACTTTGAATCGCACCCTCCCGTAGCGATCCCCCTGCAGAAACTCCTTCAAAACCGCTAGATCCGACTTCCCCGTCGTCTGCATCCGTCCGCCGCTCGCATCCGCGTACACCGTCAATCCGCATTCGTGCTCCGCAAACCGCCTCGCGAATTCCTCGCACGCGTCATACGTGCTCGCTCTGCTCAACACGATTTCGTCGAGCACCCTAACCGTTCCGTTTTTCACCTGTGCGACCACCGACGACATCGGGTCCCAGTTAAAGTCCAGCGCCCACAACAGCTCGCTTTCTGGATCGATCTCGACCCCGGCGACGTTCCTCTGCCGCTCGAACCCGAAGTAGACGCGACCGGCGTTTAGCTCCACATACTGCCCCAGCACTTCCTGCTGGTAGAACCGCTCGTCGTAACTCGACCGCAGCCGCCCGTAGTAGTCCGGAATCTGTTCCAGCAGAAACCGGTTCTCGAACGGCTGCGCGATCGTCGTCTCGTAACCTTCCACCGCTTTTGCGATGAAGCGCTCGTGCACCCAATCGAACCCCTTCGGCGTCCACACCGCGAACCCGCATAACCGCGTTGCCTTCGGGTCTCGCAACCGCCCCTCAAGCCGCAACCACGCCCCCTCGGACGTGTAAGTCAGCTCGTCTACCCCAAACCAAGCGAGATTGCTCCCCCGCAACCGCTCAAACTCTTCCACCGCGCGAAACAGAATCTTCGATCTCGTCTCACGCAGCACCAAAACATTCTCGGCGCGATTCCACTCGAACGGAATCTGGTTCTTCTCCAAAGCCTCGACCAGCGCCGCTTGCGTCGCATCCCGCAACATGGGATACGTCGGCGCGCCAATTAACCCAGTCCGGCCCGCGTTCACGTACGCAAGCTTGATTGCCTCCTGGCACAACGCCTGGCTTTTCCCCGATCCGATCGGCCCCGAAAACCCTTTGAACCGCGCCTTGGATTCATGGAACTTTTTCTGCGACGGCAGCGGCCGGTACTCTATTCGCCGCTGCCGGATTTCGTCTCCGGCGTCTCCGCCGTTTTCGCTTCCGGTTCCACCCATGTCACCTTGATCTCCTTCGGCGCCTCTCCATCCAACTCTTTCTGCAGTTGCACCAGACGGATGTAATCGCCGAGCGAAGCTTTCACATCTCTACCGGTGAGTTTCCTTTCCATCTTCTTCAGCAGCTTCCGGACGACCGTCGCTTGTTCCCTGCCCGCTTCCTCATTGCCGTCCGTCGGCGCCTTGGCGCTCGCGGTCGAAGTATCCCCCGCCTCCGGCATATCCGCGCGGCTCGCCGCAAGAAATCTCCCGTTCGCCGCTCGCCGCGGCGCGCTCCTCGCTTTAGCCGCTTCGGGATTTTCCTTTGCTTGAGGTGCCGCTACGCCTTCAGTCTTTTTTTTTTCTCTGTTGTTGTGCTTTTGACTGTTTTGCTGCTTGTCATTGCTGACTTCCCCTCGCGCCAGCAGCGTATCATTTGCCGCCCTTTGTTCCTTCCGCCTTTGCGAAGGCAACTGCAATAAAACGCGGCAAATATTTTTCGCGGCCGCGGTGTGATCGCACACGTTTAGGTGGATGCTGAAAAACCAGGACTGCCTTCACTGCCCCGAGCCGGCCAAAACGACTTTTCCAGCACTGAGCGAGCTCTCCCAGCATTTTTCAGCAAGCTCTTAGAGTTTCCGGGCCGTCCAGCTCCGAAAAGTGGCCGCCAGATTGCTCCTGCAAAAAGGCCCTAAGACCGTCATCAAGCTGTGATATAAGAACAGAAAGTCAAAATGGACCGCTAACGCCGCCATCGGAAACGTTCGGTTGCGGTCAACCACGGAGCGAGGAACCTATGGATTCGAAAGACCTGATCCTTCGCATCTTCGATATCGCCGGCATTCAGCTCAACGGCGATCGACCTTGGGATATTCGCGTTCACGACGACCGTTTCTTCAGCCGCGTCGTCGCACATGGAAATCTGGGCGCAGGCGAAGCTTACATGGACGGCTGGTGGGATGCCGATCGTCTCGACGAAACCTTCGCCCGGCTGTTCACCAGCGGCGCCGTCGCCCGCCTCCCTAAGACATTCGACGCTATGCTCGGAGCTTTGCGCGCGCGGCTCAATAACACTCAGAATCGTTCGCGCTCGCAGCAGGTCGCCCGCCGCCACTACGACCTCGGCAACGATCTGTATCTCGCCTTTCTCGATCCTTACAATCAGTACACTTGCGGCTATTTCAAAAACACCTCCGATCTCAACACCGCGCAGGAGCAAAAGCTCGATCTGATTTGCCGCAAGCTCCAGATCCGGCCCGGCGATCGTGTCCTCGATATCGGCTGCGGATGGGGCGGTTTCGCGAAATGGGTCGGCGAACGCTACGGCTGCCAGGTCACTGGCATCAGCATTTCCAAGGAACAAATCGCCTACGCCCGCCAGTTCACCAACGGACTGCCAGTCGAGATCGTCCACAGCGACTACCGCGATTTCACCGGCCAGTTCGATAAAGTCCTGGTCTGCGGCATGATCGAGCACGTCGGCTATCGCAATTACGGCACCCTGATGGCATCCGTGCGCAAATTATTGAAACCCTCCGGCCTGTTCGTCCTCCACACCATCGGTCGATCGACCTCCGCCACCACCGTTGACGCCTGGATCGAACGCTACATTTTTCCCAACTCCATGTGTCCTTCCGCCTCGCAACTCACCACGGTGGCCGAAGGACTATTTGTGCTGGAAGATCTGCACAATTTCGGCCAGTATTACGAACCCACGCTGCTGGCTTGGTGGAATAAGTTCGAAGCCGCGTGGCCGAACTTCCAGGAGAAATACGGCGAGCGAATCTTCCGCATGTTCCGCTACTACTTACTTTCCTGCGCCGCGGCCTTTCGCACCCGCGATCTGCAACTTTATCAGTTCGTTTTTTCCCCCTCCGGCGTCCCCGGCGGCTACGAACCTGTCCGCTAGCGGCCGCAAGGTCACGAATTTGCTAACGGAAGCCTGATTCCTGAAAGCCTCGCTGGTCAGCCCCCGGCTAACCTTCGGAAGACCGGCATAACTATACCCGCGCATCCCGCTGGCCGGGACGCGAGAGAGGGAGGCCAAATGCTTAACATGAATCGAGTCAGCCACATTTCGCGAGTCGGGTGCCTGGCGCTCGCATCCCTGCTGAGCGCGCCCTTGTTTGCGCAAATCGATATTTCTGGCGAATGGTCGTCGCGGATTCACGAGGACCAGCCGCATCGCGTTCCAGGTCCGGAACTGGGCGACTACACCGGCCTTCCGATCAATGCCGCGGCCCGGCAAAAAGCCTCCGGCTGGGACGCCTCGATCCTATCGCTGCCAGAGCACATGGCGCAGCCCCACCCTGCGCAATATTTCATGCGCGGACCCGGTCCGCAGATGCGCATCAATAAGATCATCGATCCCGTGACGCAAACGATGATCGCCTATACGCTGGAAGGCGTATTTGGCCGCGACGATCGCGTCCTTTGGATGGACGGCCGGTCGCATCCGTCCGAAAACGCCGAGCACACCTGGGATGGATTCTCGACGGGCGTGGTCGAGGGAAATCAACTCACCATCACCACTACCCATATGAAGTACGGGGTCATCCAACGCAATGGCGTACCGGCGAGTCCCAGCGCTGTATTGACGGAGCACTTCGTGCGCCACGGTGATTGGCTGACATTGGTCTCGCTCGTCGACGATCCGATTTACCTCGAAGAGCCCTTCATCCGCACCTCGCAATGGGCCCGAACCTCGAATCTTACGCTCGACCAGCGTTTTGTTTTTGAAGTGGTCGACGAAGTGGCGGGCCATCCGCAGGGTTACGTTCCTCACTATCCGCTCGGCACAGAGCAGGATGGCTACGCCAAGAAGCACGGATTGCCGTTCGAGGCGACCCAGGGCGGCAAGGAAACGATCTACCCCGAATACGAGTTGAAATTGCGCAAGATGCTGGCCGACCAGGCCAAGACACAGGCGAAATGAAAATGTTTATGAGGCGCAAGTTCGCGATTCCGAGCCTGTTCGCCTGCCTTGCGGCGTACGCGCTGGCACAGCAGGCTCCCACCATCACCGCTCTCACGGCCGAATGGCCGGAGATCGTCAAAGTGGATGGCA